TTAAAAAGAAACCCAACAGCAAAAAGTCTAAGGTCTTCAAAGTTTAGTCAAAAAGTGATACAATCAAAGAAATTGTATAACCGTAAAAAGGACTTAAATGGCAACTTCAGGAACTACGAGCTTTAACCTTAATATTGATGAAGTAATTGATGAAGGTTATGAAAGATGTGGTCTTAGCACTACTTCTGGTTATGAAATGCGTTCTGCTAGAAGAAGTTTAGATTTATTATTTGCTGAATGGGGCAACAGAGGTATTCATCTTTGGAAGACAGAATTAAATGAAATACCTTTAGTATCTGGTCAAGCTGAATACGCAGTAGATGCGGATGTTAATGATGTATTAGAGGCTTATGTATCTTCAAGTGCAGCAGCATCAGATGGTGTAAGTACACAAGATGTTTCTTTAACTAAAATCGATAGATCAGCTTATGCTGCATTACCTAATAAATTAGCATTAGGACAACCGTCACAATATTACGTTGATAGACAAACAACTCCAAATATATATTTATATCAAGCACCTGATTTAAACACATACAACACCTTAAAGTTTTATGTAATTAAAAGAATTGAAGATGCGGGCGCATACACAAATGATGCAGATGTAGCATACAGATTTTTGCCTTGCATGTGCGCAGGACTAGCATATTACTTAGCTATGAAAAAAGCTCCACAACTTGTACAACAAAATAAATTAATTTATGAGGATGAATTGAAAAGAGCGTTAGATGAAGATGGTCAAAGAACATCTACATACATCACTCCACAATCTTTTTATCCTAACGGAGTATAATTATGCCAAAATGGGCTACAGGAAAAAGATCACAATCAATATCGGATAGATCAGGAATGGCTTTTCCATACACTGAGATGGTGAAGGAATGGAACGGTTCCCTAGTTCATTACTCAGAGTTTGAACCTAAGCATCCACAGATAAGAAGAAAGTACAATGTATCTGATGCGATAGCTTTACAAAATTCAAGAAATCAAAAGTTTCAACAACCAACTCAAGAATTTACAAATGACCAAACAATTTCTGATTCTGGTGGAATCACAGTAGGTGTTGCTGATCTTTCTCTTCCAGGAGATTTTGCATTTATAAATCAAGGAACTTCAGCTATGATTCCTGCAGATCCTTCCTTACAAAATAGAAGAAGACAACTAGATGCGTTAGTTGGTCAAGCGGAGGTTAGTATAACTTAATGGCAATTACATACGCAAATTTTTTAACACAAGTAAGAAACTACACTGAAGTAGACAGTAACGTTTTATCAGATAGTATTATTCAAGAATTCATAAGATCAGTAGAACTGGATGTTGCCGGTAAAGTTGATTATGATGATTTAAGAAAATATTCAACTTCTACATTTACTTCAGGAAATAGGTACGTATCATTACCTGCAGATCTAACCATAATGAGATCTGTTCAAGTAATTGATGGCTCTACTAGAACTTTTCTTGAAAAAAGAGATACAAGTTTTATCTCAGAATACAACAACAATGCTGCTACAGGTTTACCTAAATATTGGGCTAACTGGGATGATTTTAATATACTTGTGGCTCCAATACCAGGTTCTGCATACACTGTGCAAATCAATTACATTACTGATCCACCACAGTTTACATCTTCAAACGAAACTTTCTTATCTAAATATCAAGAATCAATGTTATTGCATGGAGTTCTTGCAGAAGCTTTTAGGTATTTAAAAGGACCTCAGGATATGTACAAGTTATATGAAACTAAGTATAATGAAGAAGTACAGAATTTTGCTCTCCAACAAATGGGGAGAAGAAGACGTGCGGAATATGATGATGGGGTACCTAGAATTAAGATACCTTCACCATCGCCAAATACGTAATTTTAAAGGAGAACAATTATGGCAATAACAACTAACGCAATTTGCAATTCATTTAAAAAGCAATTGTTAGGTGGTGAACACGATTTTGACAGTGGTGGAGATACGTTTAAATTAGCAATGTATTCACCCTCTGCAACTTTAGGTGCATCAACTACTAATTATGATTCAACAAACGAAGTAACATCCCCAGCAGGTTATTCTGCAGGTGGAAAAGCTTTAGTCAATTCAGGAGTAAAAGTTTCATCAGGTGTAGCAATAACTGACTTTTCTGATTTATCTTTTACAGGGGTGACTCTAACAGCTAGAGGTGCTTTAATTTACAACACAACTACTGATGGTGGTACAGGTACTACTGAAGCAGTTGCTGTATTAGATTTTGGAGGAGACAAGACTGCAACAGCTGGAACATTTACAATTCAGTTCCCTGCATTTACAACATCTGCTGCAATTTTAAGAATCGCATAATTAATAGGGGTCTAAATGGCTTTGGTAGTCAACGATAGGGTAAAAGAAACCTCTACTACAACAGGTACAGGTACATTTAATTTAGCAGGAGCGGTATCAGGTTTTGAATCGTTCGTTGCAGGTATTGGTAATTCTAATACTACTTATTACGCTATCGTTAATGAAAATGGTGAGTTCGAAGTTGGTCTTGGAACTGTAACCGATGCAGCAACAGATACTTTATCAAGAGATACTATTCTCTCTTCATCAAATAGTGACTCTGCTGTAAATTTTAGTGCGGGAACAAAAGATGTGTTTTGTACTTTACCTGCTTCCAAAGCCGTTATCCTAGATTCAAGTGGAAATATTGTTGCAAACAATGGATCTAACTTAACAAATTTAAATGCAGATAATTTAGCTTCTGGTACAGTTCCAGATGCAAGGTTTCCTGCTACATTACCAGCAGCAAATGGTTCAGCACTTACAGATTTAAACGCAACTAATTTAGCAAGTGGTACAGTTCCAGATGCAAGATTCCCAGCAACACTTCCTGCAGTTAGTGGTGCTAATTTAACAAACTTAGACGCAGACGATTTAGCATCGGGTACAGTACCTGACGCAAGATTTCCAGCAACACTTCCAGCAGCAAATGGTTCAGCTTTAACAGCACTTAATGCAACTAACATTGCTTCAGGAACTTTATCCTCAGATAGATTACCGACAGTACCAACAACAAAAGGTGGTACAGGTTTAACAGCTATTGGAACTGCAAACCAAGTTCTTGCAGTTAATGGAGCTGGAACTGCATTAGAATATCAAACTCCAACTACTGGAGATATAACAGGTGTTACAGCAGGAGACGGTTTAACAGGTGGTGGATCTTCTGGAAATGTTACATTAAACGTTGGAGCCGGAAACTTAATAGATGTTCAAGCTGATCAAATAGATGTTGATCTTTCAGAATTAACTACATCTACATCCGACGCTGATGGGGATTTTTTTGCTGTAATTGATTCAGCAAATGCTCAAAAGAAATTAACAAAAGCAAATATAAATATATCAGGTTTTAATAATGACAGTGGATTTACAACAAACACTGGAACTGTAACTTCTGTTTCTGGTGGAAATGGATTAACAGGATCTGTTACAACATCGGGCTCTTTAGCTGTTGGAGCTGGAACTGCAATTGATGTAAGTGCAGATGCAGTAAGTGTAGATTTATCAGAACTTACAACCTCTACCTCAAATGCGGATGGTGATTTTTTTGTTGTAGTTGACTCTGTAAATGCACAGAAAAAACTTACAAAAGCAAACATTGACATTTCAGGATTTAATAACGATGCAGGTTATACATCTAACACTGGGGACATCACAGGAGTTACAGCAGGTACATTATTAGATGGTGGAGGAACTACAGGCACTGTTACATTAAATGTTGATTTATCAGAACTTACAACTTCAACATCAGATGCAGATGGTGATTTCTTTGTAGTAGTAGATGCTTCTAATGTTCAAAGAAAATTAACTAAAGCAAATATTAATAACTCAGGATTTAATAACGACGCAGGTTATACAACGAATGTTGGAGACATAACTGCAGTTACAGCAGGTACAAACTTAACAGGTGGTGGTACTTCAGGTGATGTCACAATTAATATGGCCACAGGTGGTGTTGGTGCTGGTACTTACGGAAGTACAGCTAATGCAACTAAAATTGATACAATTACTGTCGATGCTTATGGTAGAGTTACGGCTGTTGCAACTGGAGCAACTGGAGATATAGATGGAGTTACAGCAGGTACATTACTAGATGGTGGTGGAACTTCAGGAACTGT